ACCCGTGTCCGCAAACCAGCGCAACCACTCTACGCGGTCACTCGCTAAGGTTGTTTATTGGACACGAGAATCATCACGACACCAACCAATACTATCAGAAATATGGATACGAAAGCATCCCATCTATTCACATCCTCAAATTCCGGAATGTGAATTGGTGGTGGAAGACTGAAATCTCTTTCCACTTTAGCTACATTCTCAAGCTTGTCAGTAGAACACGTGAGTGCAAGTTTAAGCACGTGATTTGCGTTTCTGAAATCGTATGGTATCAGGCGTCCATTACTACTGTAAAAGAATTGTACGCGTATAGACGATATGACTTCTTTTTGACCAGAGTCGAAATTGTGTTCGACTATGTCGTCTGTTCCAGAGTAGTTTATGACGTCTCCACAGGCAAGTATTCTCCCGGTATAAAAGGGTGTGTCAGAATAAATCGTTTTATTAAATTCATCGGAACCACTACTCAATTTTAACACGAAAGCATCCACACCTTGTAGGTTGAGACTCCCGGTTTTTAGTGTATTGGAATTGGAATGTACATTATTTGCCGGAAGTCCGAGTGCATCGTGTGGCGTCGTGTATAGAGCAGAAGACGTGTATCCACTTTCACCCCCGTAAAATGCAAACGTAAAATCATTCGTGAGATTACTGAACGTAATATCATTCGTAGTCGTGTTATATGTGGCGGTATCTATGATCGAAGAAGAAAGTACGACGTTACTCGCCAAATCCACGCCATCGTAGTTCCCATTTGGAATCACCACGGTTTCGCTCGTAGAAGACGTATTCACCGTGAAAGTATTGTTTCTGTCATGTATTAACAATTGGCTGTTATGTATACGCGCGGACACGAGTGAAATCTTAGACACGTTATACACTGGGTTTTTCAAAAATATAGTATAATCACCTGGATTAGGATAAAGTATGGGGTCTCTATCACCACTATCTATGTCTAAGGTATGGACCTTCATTAAAATATGTGGACAATATTTTAATGAGTGTATTACTCTAAAAATAAGCTAAATTAGCACAAGTGGTGTGCGTATGGATTATTCAAAAGTTGCTTCTTCGCCACACTCAAGCTGTTCTGGGTAGCCTGAGGGTTCACATTACCCTTGTATGGGTTGAGATCATGGAATGAACTGTTTGTGTATTGTTGAGTCCACCCGGCGGCGAGTGGATTCACACGACCGTCGACACGAGTAGTATCTGCGCGCGCCGCAGTGAGCAAACCACCTTGGTTAAGTGGTCCCGCCCGAACATTCATACGACCGGGATTTGAAGCGCGGTTCGCCTTACCACGTCGCTCGTCTGGCCTGAAACCATACGCTTGAAGTTCCTCTGTGGTGTATGCACGGCTTCCACCGATGGCAACGCCTGGAGAAGATAGGTAACCGTGTGTATAACTGTGTATACCTGGTTGTGGTTGGTTCATGTATTGATATTGTTCCATGTTTCCATCCTTCTTGTTTCTGGTTGGATCTTGAGACATCGTACTCGCAGAAATGAATCTCTTCGCTGGAGCAACATTAAGTGTGTCCGTTCTGAGACCGGTTTCAGATCGATTTGTAGTTCTCTTCGTGCGTTCATGTTCACCTCTTGGTGTGCGACCAGACATACCTTGGGCACGTCCAAGTGTTGTTGGAAGGCGCTCTGGTAAATAAGCGGTCTTTTCTGGCCTATTGTGTGCGACGGTACCGACAATACCTCTTCTGCCACCGGACACGTCGTGCGCTGGACCGGATCTACCTGGAAGAGTAGTCAATCTATAAGCACCCACATTTTCTGGGTTCACACGCAAAAGTTGTTGATAACCGCCATAGCTTGGAACTGATGGGTCTATCCCAAGACCTGGACCGACCAATCTTTTTTCAACGGGGGAAACATTATTCATTCGGTTGTAATCATTCATGCGGTTTCGCATTTCTAGAACTTCGGCGCCACTCGTTCTGAACTGTGGTGCGACAACACCCAAGTTATCGATGGAGGTCTTTACGGGCCTCAAATTTTCGATTGGACGTTCTTTCACCGCTTCAACACTTTGGGTGGGTGGCAACTGTACATTGACGGGCTGTTCTGAAATCACGGCATATGTTTCCTTTGGCTGGCTCAACTTCCGACCTGCGTACACGAGACCTGCGATAGCTGCTACAGATAGTGGATCAGCCATTCTTATTTCTTATTGATATTTTTATTTAAGTATCTTTGGTTAAACATTCCATTTTGTACTTCGGATCGGGTGCTCATTGGTTCATAACTAATGGTACGAAGTGGCAATTTGCATTCCATATTCTGCAATGGGAACAAGTTTTGCTCGTAGGTCTTGGCGAGGACCTTGTTAAATCTAGACGTCGATTGTGGGCGAAGTTCGTCACTCGTTTCTATAAATTCCGCTGGGGCACCCTTACCAGCCATGAATGGTGCTGTTCCGTACAACATGGTGTTTGGACGAGACGAACCATAATTCAATGTGCTGGGCTGAGGATATACAAACACTTCTTCCGTTGCACAGTTCACTGGAACGGCTGGGTTCTGAACCACCTTAAGACCTGGCTGCAATTGGTAAGCCATTTATTATTACATGAGATTTATTTATTTAGGCGTGAGTAAAACCATGCATACCACTTCGTTTGTCTCCATTTGGATCTAGACCCGCGAAAGCCTCGAGTTGAACCCCTCTGGCATCTGGGTTGCATAGGCTAGCATCGCTCTTGCACATCGGGGCACCCTTCTTTCCGTAGAGATACTCCGCAAACTTAGTTTGATCACCTGGAACGGAGGTGACTGGAGAAGATACGAATTGGCGAGCGAATACATTTTCTTGATATTTTGGGAGGGTAGACCTAGAACGAGCTGGTCCAAACGAAATGTCACCCCTGATAAAGTTGTCTACGTCAGTTTTCACAGTTTCGTATTCACAGGCTGGTAGGCGATTTGGGTTATCACCCATGAGTACGTTCGCCATCGGGTTATCCCTAGATGGCAATTGACAAGAGTTTCCAATAGTCTCATATCGTTCAACTCCAGTGTGAGCACATTCCTTAACCATGCCCGACCTATCCATTACATAAAGAACGCCGAGTGCCGTCGCCGCGAGAACAAAAATTCTAATATCACGCTTGATGAGGTAGTGAATGCACGCCGCGTAAATGATAAACCTCGAACCTGCGTTTACGCGCTGGGCTGAGGTCTGCTTGTTAGTTGGCCAGAATTCGAGTATTTTTTTATCATCAACGAGTTGTTTTGGATCTCTAAACCAAGAGCTCATTTAATATATATTAGTTTTATTTTTTCAAGATACCACCTAGCATCCCCTGCATAGTCTTCATGAGTGCAGCCTCGTCGATACCACCTTCTTGGCCTTCCAACTTATCGGCACACTCTTTCGCCACCTTTTCAATCATAGAAAGTGTGTCTTCTGGAATAGAGCTGATGGTTGTACCGAGCATATACAATGTTTGTACGTACTGCCAGATAGCTTCCTTTGTTTGATTAGAAACGGACGCCCACTTTTCTTCAATCTTAACATCCTTCAAGAAATCGAGGTTCTTCGCCTCATTTAGAAAGAACGTGTCATCCTTAGCAGAAATCTTATCTGCAAATGGAGTCACACCAGCCATAAAACCGTCAATTACAAGTCTCGGGTTAGAACTTCGCATGATTTCAAATCCAGACATGCACTTTTTGATACCCTTTTCTTCTGGAAACGTCTTGTGAAGTTCCGCAAGAAATTGGCCCATCATATCATTGAACGCAGTTACAGAACTCATGTTTTCTGTATACAATACTCACATTATCTTTAAGCGAATGGTTCTGTTGATATGGTTTCTTTACCTCCTATACCATTTGATACTATGAAAAAAACGAGAATCGCATTTAAAAAGGCTGGTTTCGAGTAAGCACTCGCTGGAAGTTTTCCTTCATTATTGAGTTTAGATTTAACGTGCACGTAACCCGCTGTGATGAGACCCGCTATAATGGCTGCCCACGCTGGGTCTCTCAAGTAGTCTTCGAACTCCATTTAATTATAACCAACTTTTTTTGCACGGGTTTCAGATGCGTCGGGGAACAGCACGGGTTCTTCTTCATCATCCTCTTGGTGTGGTTGCGAATGTGTGGGATCTTCTACGGTAGAAATGGTCTTAAATTCGTTGTCGAATGGTGAACTCTGCTGTTCTCCCATTTCAGTCGGCATTTCTTCGCCCATTGGGGCGCCACCTTCACCTTCACCTTCACCTTCACCTTCACCTTCACCTTCCGGTTGTGGTTCTCCACCCTCTGGCTGCTCCGGCTCTGGCTCTGGGGGGTATTCATCGACAAATTCTGGATCTTCGGTATCTTCCGCTTCTCCACCGACGTCGATGTCTTCACTTTCATTGCTCATGTACGTTTGGAGGATTTGCTGAACTGGGATGAGTTCCCGTACCGAAGCTTCGATTACAGCGCTGAAGCGTTGAAACAATTGTTCATCTCTGGCATGTTCATTTTGACTTTCTGTGAAAATGTATGGATCCTTGTAAAGATCCTTTGCCACGTTGTTATAACAGGTTTGAATGAATGTTTCGTTAGTAGGCAATTTGAGTGAGATCTTCTTATTATCTTTGCCTAGGCGAACAGACGAAAGAATCTTAACACAACTCACGAACACCGCCGCGAGAAGGTCGTTAAACCATGCACACCGATTCGCAATGTTATCCGTGTGTTGTCGAGACATACCTTCGTTCCAGTTTGGGACTTCCTTGAGGAGCTTCTGGAACATGATGAGTACCTTGCGACCCTTCGACATGGTGTACGCCTCTTCAAAAATTTTATCAAACGTTTCGATCATAACTGGACACATTAAATGGGACAATTGTCCCAAATATTCGCGCTTGGCTTCAACGAGTACGTTGAGGTTATCCATTTATGATAGAATGAAATTTTTTTACTAGCCTTTTCCCGCGTTTCCCCTGTACTTATTGGCGACTTTCTTCAAGTTAACAAAAGATGGAAAATCACCAAATTCTTCTGTAAGAATTTCTTCTTTCTGTGTTTTTTCAGTAGATGTCTTTTTCTTTGGTGTGTACCAACATATGTATATCTCGTGATCGCCTATGAGTCTCGTTGAAAATCCACCTAGATCGAGCTGACGTTTTATGTAGTGCACAGCTTTGAGTCTATCGAATGCCGGAAACCCAACCACGAATGAGGGTATACTTACAACGAGATACTTATTACCAAACTCCGCACTTTGTCGTATTTTTTTAGATATCTGTTCGTATATTTTGATATACGTCTCTTTACGTAACTTGTTACGTTTCTCAGCTATCTTAGATATCTCATTGACACTGATCATTAAAGTACTCTAATTAATTATTTTCGAGGATTTTTGGGCGGCCATACATTTCTTGTGCTGTAGGTATTTGCTTTTCGATGATTGGTGTCCTTTTAATGAAATTGATGTGATTTTCGCGCAATTTATCGAAGTCCTCAAATTCCCGGATTTCCCTATCACTCGTGAACATGATATCGGATTCTGGTTTTTCGGAATCGAGCGGTTGCGTTCTGAGAGATATCACGACGACGACTGGATTCGTGTCGCTCACTTCTTTCATGTACTTTGCGATAATGAGTTTAGTGGCGTCTATCTTACCTGTTTCGTCATCGACAAACTCTATGGGTACATCAACGAGTGTTTTGTTTATTTCGTCTTGGGAAGCACCGAGAGTTCTGAGAGTCGCGCGCATGTTCATGTCGTTCCAGTTTACACGCTCTGGGTCATTCATGATACGAACGTCTGAAGACACAGCAAATGCATACGGGAAACCACCATGTTTAAGAACCATGAAACGACACCTGTATACCTCGTCACCCGTTTCCTCGTGTTTGAACTTACGAACCTCGTGCGTGTCTATGATGTACGTACACAAACCAGTGATTTCACTTATACGCTTGTTTACCGCGAGTACGATTTGTTCCATGACATTATTCGAAACCTTTACGTTTTCTAAGCGTTGGTACTGCGTGAGGTCCAAGACACCTTCGTCTATCTCAGCGGTTTCGGTTTTGGTACTAAACATCTCTGTCCTGGACATGAGCACGAGGATGAGCACAATGAGTAGGAGTAACACCCAACGTTGCATGATTATTAATATACCCTCACAAAAATTTTGAAAAAAAAAATATTTTTATTTTTAAAACTTTTTTCTTAAAAAATAAAGTGTAAAAAAAAAATAAAATTTTTACATATAAATTTTTTTTACCCAATTTCTATCCGCCTTAAAAATTTTAGATAGTTTTGGATCCGTGTTTCGGAACAGTATCATGAGTACATTGAGACGTCTAAACAAACCGAGTGGTGGTTCACCGGCGCGTATAACTTTACCGAGTGCACGGTGTCGAGCGAGTTTGGATTTATCACGAACATCGTAGTATCCATGTTCACTGAGTTTACCATTCGATCGTATGGGAATGATGACTTTCTTCATTAAAATATACATACATTTAATTTGTTAATCATGGCGTGATACACGTAATTTTGCGCGTCTTATCATTTAGGTGCGCCCTTTTGAGTTAAAGTTTTTAGTCTCATATTTTAATAGATGTCGCTGTTGATATATAGCCCAAAGTGTAGCCATAGTTTGGATATCATAGATTACATCAAGAGACGTCCCCAGATTGCGCAGCTTGTAAATTATCACAACGTGAACACGTTGGGTATTCCAGCACAATATAAACATAAGATAACTCGTGTCCCAACCATGCTTACAAAGAATGGGAAATTTTTGGTTGGAAACGAAATTAAAAATTGGCTCGAGTCTCTATTACCCAACAATGATATCAGTTCGTGTGGGTTTGGTGGATGTTCAATGACTACACTCGACGGTGAAAGTAACTCGGACATATTTGGTCTAGATGATTACGGTCGAACGCTTCAACCACCCATGACTCCAGAACTTGAAGAGAAGATTAACAGGGATGTATCGCAAACATATAACAATAACATAAAGAACTAGGTCTAATGACACATAGGTATAATGAAACTTGCGACTATACAAGCGAGTGCTATAAAGTCTACTTTTGAGGTGCTGAAAGACATACTCAATGACGTGAATATCTATTTCAAACCAGATGGATTGTACATAACTACACTCGATACTGCTAGGACGTCCCTCGTTGACATGTTTCTTTCCGCAGATAACTTTGAAGAATATTCGTGCGAAAATGAGATTGTTGCGGGTATAAATGTCACTAACACGTTCAAGCTGTTAAAATCTATCACAAACAATGACGTACTCATGATTAATATAGATTCGAGAGAATACATGAATATTGAAATACATAACGAAACGAAAAAGACGTGCACTAAATTTGCACTCAAACTCTTAGATATCAATGAGAATCAGATCGAGGTTCCTGAAATGAATATGACCACGGTTACGCCTATGGCGTCTATTGATTTTCAAAGAATATGCAGAGATATGTATAACATTGGTACAGATATAGAAATAACGA